CCTTCTGTAGCTAAAATAACTACAGGGCCTGTGGTAGGGTTGTTATAAACATATCGATAATCTTCTTGACCAACGGATATGATATATTTTTTCTGTACAATAAATTTATTTTCGAGAGGAGCCACTGTAGGAGCCACAAAATCTAAAAATAATTGAGGATTATCTACTACTCCGGTATTGAACGGATCCGCAAATGTAATTACTATTTTCTTAGGATCAATATATCCATCAGCACCAACATATTCTGACACAATTTCCCATTGCAAATCTGTTGTAAAATTACTAGTAACACCGGGTTGTGTATTAACATTTAAAATTTTAATATAATCAACAATGGTTTTACTTGATACTTTGTCATAAATTTTGTTTGTGGTATCAAAATAAAATATAACTTCTTTGTCACTTTCAAAAATATATCTTGTAGAACGTTGTGTTATAGTATATGTTTGTGTGTTAGTTGTAAACAATAAGAACCAGCTGGCATCTAGTTGTGCATTTGCATTGTTTCCTTGATAATTTAAACTAAAATTGCCAGAAGAGTTAATATTACTTGAATAAATTATCTGCCAACTTTGTGTTGGAGCATCATATCTTAATCCAAACGCACTGTTTGCAGAAATTAGATCAATCATCTGAGCTTTTATACTAGATGTTAGCGTGGTTGAAAACTGTGGTACAATTTGTGTTAATACGGGTGCCACTATTCCTGTTCTAGTGACTAAATTAGGAATAGATTTACTTAAAGTTATAGGACCAAAGCCAGTGGATAATTTACCCGTGCCTGAAGCAGTACCATCGCCCACAATAGCAACAACGCCGGCCCACATGTACAATGTACCGTTTACAGGCACCGATCCGGTGTATGCTGTTAATTCGTTATTCTTTATTGTGTTGAAATAATAACCAAGTGGTGCTACAAATTTCACTAACGAACCCACTGTTACATATAACAAATCAGTTAGTGTGTAAGAACCCACCGGGTATGGAGTTGCTCCTGTTGTGCCGCCAACGTAACCAGTACTACTATTGCTATCAGTGGTTATGCTGTACCATGCAACATTCAAGCTGGTTGTAATATAGCTAATAAAATTTTGATAAAAGAAATTTCTAAGATTAGGATCTTCTAAAATAGGTGTCACAACATTGTCAAGAACACCCTGGATGTCTGTTGTTGTCAAATAGGTAAATGTCGTACCTGATGTATAATCTTGTCGATAGATAATTCCGTCATCTGCAAACAAGTTAGTACTGGAATATTTGCCTGTTGGATCTGTTAGATCAAAATATCTACTAATACCGCTACTGGTTCTGTTAATAGCTTTTACTTTTGCCACTTGCAAACTTGCAGACAATGGGCTTATGTTGTAGTCCTCGCCAGTTATCATACGGTTTTGTGTGTAGTATGTCTGCGGAGCATTTTGTTTGATACTTGCATTAGACTCAGCTGATGTTGCATTAGCCACCGATGTTGCCAAAGATAATGTAATCACTAGTGTTTCATTTCCGCCGGCGGAATTAAGATAAGGTATGGTTATAGAAATATTATTGATATCTGTTGGATTAACCGCATAGGACAAATTGTTAGATACTCTATAGTATGCTTTGAAAGTACCCAACGGTATTTTACCAAAGACTCCGTCAGCAAAATTTAAAGAGATCGTATCGTTTACTCGTGTGGTAACACTGTAAACTGTGCTTGTATTTTGATTTAAATTATTATAGATAATGTTGTTGCCGGTCAATGCAGGAATTTTAGTCCATAATGTATCTTCTAACCCATTTTGATTCAGCTGCCATAGCCACACATCTGAATCATTAATGTTTTGTGCATCGATATTAACAACTTCATTGGTAGTGGGGTTAGTAACTGTGAATGTTCCCTGATTCAACGAACCTTGTACGAATCTGAAGAAAAATCCAGTAGTGGGACTGCCTGCACCGTAGCCATCGTCAAGATAAACACAGGCAATACTATTTCCTGCTTTTGGAGTTTCTTCGTATATGTAATCTTGTCCTGCAAATGCGGTACTTACTATTTCAAAAGGCATACCTCGTCCGGCCACGTTGGCTGTAAAACTAAAGACTGGTATATTTGTATTAGTGGCATTGAACCTATATTGTGCAGTTGGTATATTGTAAACTGTTGCGGAGTCAATGGGGTTGCCGAATTGCTGAGTTTGAGGCAGGGCCGCATTTAGCACTCTAATAAATTGATCGTACCAATTGGTATTACTGGCATCATTCCATGCAATAGTTTGTCCGGATAGATTTCTGCCGTTGCTATCGGTAACATTTTCTGTTGTGGTAACTGTGCCAACCTTTAATAATCCGCTAGCACTAGTACTTCTACTAGGAACATAACTAACTAGTTGTGAAAGATTCAACAAACTACTACGACGTTCAGCTGTTTCAATAAAATTTTCTCTAGCATTTAGATCCACCCGGAATGCAATGCTTTGCCCAACAAATGCAATCAAATCAATAAGGGCCAAATACTCACTGCTTTCAACATAGTCGTTAAAATCTTCAGGAAAATTAACGCGAATATAATCTATCATAGTTCGACGTAAATTTTCAAAATCATAACTGGTAAAATCAGCATTAGTAAATGTCTGATAGATTTTTTTCCAGTCTTCTGATAATAAAAGATTGTTTTGTCTTGTGGTTGAACTCATGATTTTTCCTAGTAGCAGTATTTATTGAATAAAATTAAGTGCATAGTTAATTACTGCTTCAATGAAGTGGTAAGTAATCCTACTTTTTGATCAAACTGTATCCTTAAATTTTCACTTAAATTATAAGTCACATATGTCAATGTCATCTCCAACTGCAATCCAGTCTCGTACTGTGTTATGACAACATTACTGGCTTGTATTCTAGGATCTGCGTTTACTATAGCGTTGATATTTTGCAACAATAAGTCCTTGACTTGTGCTGTTAATGGCTCGAATAACAAGTCCCAAATAACACATCCGTATTCTGGATCCATTAGTTTCTCACCTTGACGCACATAAAAACTGTTTAGCAAGTCTTGCTTGATCAGTTCAAAATCATACAACGCAAAATTCTTACTGTTTTTGTTAACTGTACTAAAACCTCTATATTTTCTAGCGATCGGAACAGCAGGATTACCTGTACCAGGTATTGTTGTTCTGTTATAAAGTGATGTTGCCATAATCTTTCCTTATGCTTTCTTGGCTTTTTCTGGGCCTAGTATGAAATCAAATGTATCTGTTGCTGTAGTATATTTGAGATAGTACTCGGGTGATGTTGTTGTACCATTAGTAAAAATAACAGGCGAAGTCACTTCTCTATCAGTTTTTATTGATGTCATAGATAATGGATCTAAATTTTCGTGTTGAGGCCAAGGTTCAACATTTGGTATACGTTTCATTATACTGGTTATCTTATCTAGTTCTTTCGAATAGGTATTGCTAAATGTTGTTAAGGGTATTGGTGCAGTTGTTAATGCAGAAGGTGCTGCCGGACCATTTTCTCCTATTGTGGTTGCAGTCAACAAAATGTTGTTTGTGCTTTTTAGATTAGTATTCAAACTGGTCAAATTGATAGATGCTGTGGTTTTTACATTTAAGTTTTTTAATACATTGATGTAATCGCCAGTCACTTTTACTTTGTAGTTTCCGCCGGCAATAAAATTAAAGTCGCCAACGGATTCTACTTGAGTTCGTGTTGTAGACTTCATGTTGATATTGCGACCAGCTTCCATGTTGATATCACGATCAGCATAAAAATTCATATCAGCTTTGGTATGCACACTGATACTATCAGCGGCAAAGATATCAATTTTTCCATTACTGGTTAATTCAATCCACGCAGTGCCTCGAGAATTACCAATGTAGATCAAATCCTCACTATTGTGTAAAAGTATTTGGTGACCAGTGCGTGTTCGTATACGCACTAATTCGTTGTGCGGAATTGTGGGATCGCCGAGGGTTGGCTCGCCACCTTCCACTGATGCATATTCTGGTGGGCCTGCTTTGTCACCTCCGGCGGGTAGTTTTCGTCTAAAATTATCGTCGCCATCATCCATTACAAATGTGGTGCCGCCCAGCCTGCTAATATTAGCTACTTTTTGTGGCAATGTTCCTATCTTACCGGTTGGAGCATTTGGTCTTCTATCAACCGGTCCAGGTGTACTGATACCAAATACAGTGCTTGGTGTTTCACGTCTGGCACTGCTGGTTGTGATTCCGCGGACATCGTCTATCAATAATCCTTGTAATTTTAAAACATCGGCAAATAAACTTTTAGGTTTTGCAATCTGAGTAAAGTTTTTAGGAGCATTAGAACTAGACTCAAGCACTACTTTATTAACTTCAGCAACCGGCGCTCTTACACCGTCATTCTCTACTGTGAACGCAGTAGCAGCCATGCCGGGAGTCATGAAATTTGCACCAGTGTCTGGCACACATCCTATCCAATATCCCCTTGCGGCATCACCATTTATAAAAATTACAATTACTAATGTGCCTGGGTCGGGTGGAACAAACCACATACCGTAACTTTTCTGTGTGTCATCGTACTTGTTATTTTTAGTTACATAATCACTGCCGGTTTGTCCAGCAAATGGCATCATGGC